TAATGTTGAAAATGCACAATATTCAGAAGATCAATTAAATACTTTAATGAAACATTATAAAGATAATAAAGATAGTAAAGATATAGTATTTGATGAAAGAAGAACAGATGCTATTAAAACTAGTAATGAAACAACTGAAACAATTTCAGATGAATTAACAAATAAAGAAGATCCTTGGTTATCTGCTAAACAATAAATATTGTGCTTAAAAATGTTAAAATATTATATATTAAATTAAATAATGAAATCATCAAAACCTTCATTAAAATTAGAATTAAAAAAATTTGATCCATCTAAAATAAAAGATGATTCAGTAATTGTAGCAATTGCAGCAAGAAATAGAGGTAAAAGTGTATGTATAAAAGATATATTATCTTATCATTTTAATATTCCAATTGGAATGGTTATTTCACCAACTGAACATGCAAATGCTTTTTTTCAAAATTTTATACCTAAAATGTTAATTCATGATGAATATTCACCTGGATTAATTGAAAAATATGTTAATAGACAACAAAAAATTTCTGGAAAATATAAAAAAGAATTGGAACAATATGGTACATCAAGTATTGATCCAAGATCATTTTTAGTTATGGACGATGCAATGTATGATAAATCATGGGTTAATGATCAAAATATACGTAAAATATTTATGAATGGACGACATTATAAAATATTTTTTTTATTAACTATGCAATTCCCTATGGGAATTAGTCCTGCTTTAAGAACAAATATAGATTATGTTTTTATTTTCAAAGAAAATATAAAAAAAAATAAAGAGAGATTATATGAACATTATGCTGGTATGTTTCCAACATTACAAGTTTTTGAACAAGTTTTAGAACAAGTTACACAAGATTATGGTTGTTTAGTTATTGATAATAGAGCATCTGGTAGTAAATTAGAAGATCAAGTCTTTTGGTATAAAGCTGATCCTAGTAAAAAAATGAAAATGTGTGATAGTACATTATGGGATTTACAAGCTGTTCAAGATGAAAAAGAAAGAAATATTGTAGATACTGATGAAAATGATGAAATTGATGAAAAATATGATCCAAACATCATCATTAAAAATAATAAAAATTCTTGTAAAATAACTGTTAAAAAATCATATTATTAATTTAAATTAAAACCAGTTTCAATTGGTTCTGGTATATAATTAACTTTTACTGTTTGTTCATTTTTATTACTATTATATAAATAATACAATATAAATGTTGATACAATATATATTACAATTAAAACTATAATATCTTTACTTTTTATAAAAGTTTTTTTTTCATACATATTAATAATGATAAATATTATTAATGTTAAACATAATGAATATATGTAATACATTTAATATCCATTTATTATTTTTATTTTTTTAAAAAAACGCATTATCAATTATAATCGTCTTTATTGTTTTTTCATCTATATTTTTTTTCTCTAATAATTCTTGCTTACTAACTTTTTCTTCTTCTTTTGCTTGTCTTTCTTGTTCTAACAATTGTTCTTTTGCTTGTCTTTCTTGTTCTAACAATTGTTCTTTTGCTAATCTTTCTTGTTCTAACAATTGTTCTTTTGCTAATCTTTCTTGTTCTATTTTTGGTTGTTCTTCTAATTTACTTTTTTTTAACAATTCTTTTTCTTCATTTTCTGATTTAACTTCATCATTTTCTGATTCAATTTTAATTTTTTCTTCATCATTTACTTCAACTTCAACCTCATTTTTAACTTCATTTTCATCTTCAACTTGTTCTTTTTCTTCACTTTCATCTTCAACTTCAACTTGTTCTTTTTCTTCATTTTCTGATTCAACTACATCTTTTTCTTCATTATTTTCTTCAACTTCAACCTCATTTTTAACTTCATCTTCATTTTCAACTTTTTCATTTTCTGATTCAACTACATCTTTTTCTTCATTTTCTGATTCAACTACATCTTTTTCTTCATTTTCTGATTTATTTTCTTTTTCCAATTCATTTTCTTTTTCTAATTCAACTTCTTTTTCTTTATACATATTAGCTTGCTCTATTTTATCAATTTTCATTTTACTTATTAATTCTCTCTCCATTTCTAATTCTAACTGTTTTTCCTTTAATAATTTCTTTTTTTTAAGTTTTAAAAGTTTTCTCTGTCTATTTTCTTCTTGTTGTTTTTTAAAAATCATTAATTCACTTTTAAACTTATCTTGTTGTTTTTTAAATTCTTTTTGTTCTTTTAAAAAATTTTCTTTTTCTAAAAATAACTTATACTTTTTTTCATTAATTTTATTCTCTTGTTCATTAATGATTTTTTCACATTTTTTTTCTTTTAAATTATTTTGAACTGGAATAAGATTATCCAGAATATTTTTGTCATAATTACTTTGATTATGAATATCTTTTAATTCTTGATCTTTTTTATTTTCTTCAGTTTCTTTTTGGAATTCTTTATTTACTTCTTCTTGAAATTCTGTGTCTTCTTCTTGAAATTCTGTGTCTTCTTCTTGAGATTCTCTATTTTCTTCTTGAGATTCTTCATTTTCTTCTTCTTGAAATTCTATATCTTCTTGTTTTTGATTTTGTTTTATATCTTTTTCTCCAGGAAATTGTTCTATATCTTCTTCTTGAAATTCTTCATTTTCATCTTCTCTATCTTCTTCTTGAAATTCTTCATCTTCTTATTGAAATTCTTCATTTTCTTCTTGAAATTCTCTATCTTCTAGATGAAATTGTTCTCTATCTTCTCCATCTTCTCTATCTTCTTCATCTTCTCCATTTTCTCCATCTTCTCCATCTTCTCCATCTTCTCTATCTTCTCTATCTTCTCCATTTTCTCCATCTTCTCCATCTTCTTCATCTTCTCCATTTTCTCCATCTTCTCCATCTTCTTCATCTTCTTCATCTTCTTCATCTTCTCCATTTTCTCCATCTTCTTCTTGAAATTCTTCATTTTCTCCATTTTCTCCATCTTCTTCTTGAAATTCTTCATTTTCTTCTCCATCTTCTCCATTTTCTCCATCTTCTTCTTGAAATTCTTCATTTTCTTCTCTATCTTCTCCATTTTCTCCATCTTCTCCATTTTCTCCATCTTCTTCTTGAAATTCTTCATTTTCTTCTCCATTTTCTCCATTTTCTCCATCTTCTTCTTGAAATTCTTCATTATTATCTATTTCTAAATCACTTTCATTATTATTTAATCCACCATTTAAATGTTCGGTTTCAATATTAATATGATTACTTTCTATTTTTTTTATTTGATTAATTATTTTATTCATTGGAATATAACTTCTTAATGCTATTTTAATTGCTAATTTTGTTAATCTTTCTATATTATTTATATTCTGTTGTCTTTCTACAGAAGTTACTTTTTTATAAAATAAAAATGGATTTTTCCAAAAAATATTTGCACATTCTAAACAACATTTATATAAAAATTCATACCATTCGGGAATATATACTTTTAAACTTTTAATATTTGATTTATGTTCAAATAATTTAATTTTTATACTTTTTGATATAATTTCTGTTATTAATTTTAACATATATTGTGGTGTAGCATCATCTTCTTCAATTAATTTATGTAATGTATTCATACGAACTTGTATTTTTTTTTCTTCCCATTTTGTTAATAATGTTAATTCTTTTTGAAATTCTTTAAGTGTATTACAATTATCTGATATATTAACAAAAAATCTACAAATAGGTATAGATATATTATCAATTAAATAATTTATATATTCATTTTTATTTTCTATTAATACATTTATATTGTTAGACATTTTAATTAAAAAAAAATATAATTGAAACTACGATTTATTCGCACCTAATTAAAAATATCTAAAATATTTCTATTTTTTAATTCAATTAATATTTCACGTAAATATTGAACATCATATATAGAATTATGAGCATTATCTAATATTTTTAAATCTTTAGAAAATGTATAATTATATAATTCTATTAATTTTGGATATTTATATTTACCATATTTACTAGGTAATTTAATTATATCAGTTGTTAATTTCATAGAACATTTATATTTTAATTTTTTAATATTTTGTATTAAATCTAAATAATTATGTCTATATAATTCACTTAATAATATAAGTAAATCAAATGTTAAATTATGTGCTATAATTAATTGAGTGTTTTTAATATCTTCAATAAAATAATTAACAAAATCTTTAAAAGATATACCTTCTAATTTAAGTTTATCAAGTGTTATTCCATGAATATTTGTATTTGGAATATCTTCAACTTCATTAATATAATAATTTTCTGTTTTAATAACATTTAAATCTTTATCTAAAATTTCATAACTAATTTGTATCATTCTTGCATTTTCATATTTAACAAGATTTGTATATTTATAATAGTTATTAGAACCATCTTTTTCAATTAATCCAGTAGTTTCAACATCAAATATAATATACATTTTATATTACATTTTAAAAATAAATCATTTTTATATAGATGGAATCCATTTCCAAGATAAATTCTCACATATTTTACGGAATACTTCTTCATTTTGTGCAATTTTTTGCCTACTTTTTAATAATGGAAATAATGGTAAATATTGTGGCATATCTAGTATTAAAAAGAATTTATGTAAAATATATGAATAAGATATAAAATTTAATCTATTAGGTGGAGCATATTTAATAAAAAGTGGTTGTGTTTGCATAAACATATTTGATAAAGTAACTTCTAATTCTGGTGAAAATTGTGGTGGTGGAATACCATTAATACGATTTATTATATATGCTGCATGTTCATAATATTTATGTGTTCTTAATTTTTTTAAGATTGTTCTCATATATTTTGGTGTTAATTTAGTTGTATCTGTTACTTTTTCTTTTTTAAGTTCATTTAATATTCTTTCAAAAACTTCATTCGGAATATCAGTACTCTCTTTACCTTGAATTTGAGAAATCCATTCTCTAAAATGATTTATTCTTTTATAACTATAATGAATATTATCTTTTTTATCAAAAACCATTATTGGTCTATTTTGTTCTGCTAATAAAACATCTTGATATCCACATTTTAAACACACCATTAAAGCTTCATGTTGTAAATTTGTCATTTCACCGTCATTACAATTTTTACATTTATTATCTATAAATTCACCATCAATATGATTTATATATTTACTATCTGTTATAGATAAATATTCATTTACTAATTTTGATTTATCTTTTTGTATAAAATTTTGTTGTAATTTTACATTTGATGATTCATCATTTACTTTTATATTTAATGCTTCTAATATTGTATATTTTTTTGGATTTATTTTTTTAGTATCAACATTTTGATTAACTATATCATAATAATCAAATAATATATTTCCAACATTTTCATAATAATTTAATTCATCAGTATTTGTTAAATTATCTAATTCATCTTTTAAATTTCTAATTTTTTCTTTGGTTTCTACATTACTAAACCATAAATTTGTTTTATTATTAGTGTAAATTTCTTTTTCTAAATTAATATTTAAAGAATTTAAATTTTTAATCATTGTTGTTAATTCATTAATTCTTTGATTTTTTTTTTCAAATTTTTTAATGGAATTACTATGAATATCATCTAGTGTTGATATTTCTTTTGTATTATCCACTACATGAATTCTTTTTTTACTACACCTTTCTTTCATCATCTTTTTTATAAATTAATATGTATTTTTTATCTTTATATAAACTAAATGGGAGGTGGATTATTACAATTAGTGGCATATGGTGCGCAAGATGTTTATCTAACTGGCAACCCACAAATAACATTTTTTAAAGTAGTATATCGTCGTCATACAAACTTTTCAATAGAATCAATACAACAATCAATTAATGGTAAATTTGATTTTGGTAACCGTGTTACATGTCAAATTTCTCGTAATGGTGATTTAATACATAGAATGATGTTAGAAGTTGAATTAAATCAATTAGATGATGACCCAACATCACCTTTTTTAACTTCTTCACATCGATATGTAAATTATATAGGTCACCGTTTAATTAAATCTATAGAATTAGAAATAGGTGGACAAAAAATAGATAAACAATATTCACATTGGATGTATATTTGGAATGAACTTTCATTACCAATTGAAAAAGAAATTGGATATAAATCAATGATTGGTGCTGATAGTGATGATACTAGTTTTAAAAATAATAAAATATATATACCATTTGAATTTTGGTTTTGTCGTAATATTGGTTTAGCATTACCATTAATTGCATTACAATATCATGAAGTAAAAGTTAATATTGAAATAGAATCATTTAATAATTGTTGTTATGAAGGTGCTTCTGGAACAACAGTTGGAAATATACCTTATGGTCAAACTACTAGTTTAATATCACCAAGTTCTACAAAAAAATCCAATAAAATTAAAAATGCTTCATTATGGTGTGATTATATATTTTTAGATACAGATGAAAGACGTAGATTTGCACAATTATCACATGAATATCTTATTGAACAAATTCAATTTAATGAACAT